GATGCATGGACTAATGACAACTCTTCTTATAAACAAGGTATATGGGCTAACAACCAAATAGATGCACAAGAATTAGAACAAGAAAAAGCAAGGGCTGCTGCTGCTAGTGCTGCCGACCAACAAGCTGGTTCTGGACAATTGGCACAACAACTTTGGTCTCCGGGATTAGGTGCTCCTAATTATCAGCCTACAGTAAAAGCAGCAGTAGACCAAGGTGTTAATGGAGTTGTACCTCCGGGCCAATTTAATTTTAGCCAAGGTAAACAATTAAGTAATGAAGATTTTGGCAGAACTTATGGTGAACAAATGAATTTAGCTAATGGCAAGTTGGCTGGCAACACGTATGACCCAGATAGCAATGTACCTTTTTACAAGCAAGGTGGGTTTTGGCAAGGTGCATTAACTGAAGCAGCCCAAAGAATATTTAATGAAAGTGCATTTGGAAACACTCCAGGATTGTTTACAACTCCTGAAGATGCTGTTACTTCTCAATTAGATGCAGTAGAAGCTGAACAAGAATATAACAAACCAGAAAATGTTAAGCTTAGAGCAGACGCTGCAAGAAGAGAAGCAGAAGTTACAGCAGAAAGAGACAGAATGTCATTGATGGGAAATGCTATGTCAAGCTATGAGCCTAGGCCTACGCCATCTTTAATGAATGAAGAAGGAAGAGGTGGTCCTGCTTACCCTAGCATGGGACCTTATCAAGGACTGCCTTTTGAAGGCGGGCCAAAGAATCCTGAGCAAATGATGTATGATGGATTAAACCCAGATGTTAAAAAACAAATGGATGCTATTCGAGAGTCTAATGCACAAGTAGAATTAGATGCTTACAATGCTCAGATTAATAATCCTACTGCAGACGACATAGCACCAGTATCATTTGTACCAGCAGAAGTAACATCAGACACTGTAATTGAAAGTGTTGATGCTGTTGTTGAAGTTCTTACAGCCGGAGATGGATTAACCAATGATGAATATGTTGAACGAACATTAAATGGGGAAACTAACTTAGGTAAATTTTTATCTTGGATAGGTATTATTGGCGAAGAGACTGAAGATGTTTCTGAAGATGAGTCAAACAAAACTTTAAAAGATTTATCAACTCTTGTTACTACAGAAGAAGTTACACAAGAAGGTTTATTAGTTGAAACAGATGCTAATGCTAATGGTGCTACACACACTATGGCAAATGGTACTGTACATACAGGTGTAACACACACATCTTCTAGTGTTCCTGTAAATAGTGGCACAAGCACAACCGGTGTTGTTACTACACCTAGTTTAATGAATACTACTACTGATTCAACAGCAGGGTTTACTATGGACAGATTTAAAAATCCATTGTCAGCAGAGAACAAAGCATGGTGGCTTGGTGGTGGCGGTGGAGTACCGGGTAACAACAGGGCCAAGGAATTCTTTGATACTCTAGCTTACATAGGCACACCTTTAAAGTACCGACCATCTAAGACTCCATCTCAGCAAGGCATGGAAAATAGGATGACTAATAATAATAATATGATGGACTATGCTGCGTCAATGGCATCGTCAAGTTCTACTGCTAATCAAAATACATTTACTAAATTAAAAGCAGCAGTACCTTCTCAAACAAGTATAGCAAGTGGTATTGCGGGAGAATTCTTTGACCAAGCTGGAATGTTTGAAGGCAAAGCAGAAACAGAAAGAAGAATAGATAGAAGAGCTGCTGAGATAAGAGAAAAAATGTTAGCTATGGCGGCACAAGGAATTTATCCTACAAAAGAAAAAGTATATGCAGCAGAAGCAAAAGAAGCAGAAAGATTAGCAGAAATAAAAAGACTGAAAGAAGAAGAAGAAGCAAGAAATCAGCCAGACAAAGCTGAGAGTAGTTCTTGGTGGTCTGATTTACTTAACTAGGAAACTTTATGGCTATATTTGGTATAGGTGAAGACGAAGAGGAATACAATCCAGTCTTAGGGTCATCCAGTTCTTCTGGTGCTTTAGGCACAGGCAGTGGTTCTGGTTCCTTAGGTTCTTATAAAAAGAATGACCCACTTGCTACAAGCTGGGACAACTTTAAAATACAATTTGGCGGTTCTTTAGAAACTGTTGATAGTTTACTAAGAGCTGATAGTTTTCTTAGTGACTGGGGAAATGCTCTTGAAGAATCAGGTGAATTGGGCAAAGAAGATTACCAACCTAAGTATGAGACTAGTTTTCTAGAGGCAGAAGGCTGGGATAAATTTGGCTGGGCAGTAGAAAAAGCATCAGAAAATGCAGCAGGCATGGGTGCTACAGTTGCTGCATCAGTTGCCGCATCAGTTGCTGGGTTAGGTTTAACAGGAACTTTAGTTACTGCTGGTTTATTTCGTGGCTTATTAAATTTAGATGATGTAGCAAGAACACACATTGCAAATTCAGGAAAGGATGTAAAGAACTTTGATGCAGGAGAAAAGGCTAATTTGCTTTTTGCTACTGCAATTAATACAGCACTTGACAGTGTTGCTCCGGGTAAAATTGCTAAAGGATTTACACCGGGTAAAACATTTGATGTTAAAGAACAATTAATAAAATATGCTGAAAAGTTAAACAGTTTTGAAAAGACTAAGTTTGCAAATGCATTCTTTACTGGCCTTAAAAAATCTACTGCAATTGGATTTCTTGAAGCAGGAACTGAGGGCACACAGAATATAATAGCAGAACTTACATCTGCTACAAGAGGAAAGGATTTAACTCTTGATGATACATTGGGGCAAAGTGCCGCAGGATTTATAGGTGGTAAAGCATATGGTACTGTTGCTGGGTACCGAGATGCAACTCAAAATAAAAGAGAGGCTAAGCAAGCCCAGAAAATATTGGATGCATCTAACCTAGGAAAACTACAGGATGCGGGCAAAGAATTTGGCACTGGTGTACAGAACTATGAGAAACAATACCAAGAATTAGTAGACAGTTACAAAGGCCCAGAGTTAGATGCTAAATTAAAAGAACTAGCACCAGTAGAAGATGTAGTACCAGAGTTAACAGAATTTAAAAGACTAGACAGAAGCAACCTTAACAGGTTAGGAACTAATTTTGGAGACATGTTACTTAACAGGTCTACTGACATGATGGAAAGGCAACGTGCAAACACTAAAACTGGTGAAGCTTACTACCGTTTAAACAGAAGTCTTAAAAGTTTTGCTCCTTCCGAAAGTGGAACAGGGGAATTTCAAGACAACCTTTCATTTGAGTCACTTAAAAATAATAATATTGGTGAGTTTGTAGTACCTTTTGCTAATATTAAAGACAAGTGGGAACAATCTTTTCCATTAATTGGTAAGTTTGCTAGCAAGGTAGGAGAGAACATTGACAAATACTTTGGGCAAGCTCTTGAAAATAAGATTGACCCAACACTTGAGGCTGAAATTAGAAAACAATTAGGTAATAGATTTAAAGAACTAAGAAAAGATGTTGCTGATACAAGAAAGAATTTTAATAAAGTTAGAAACTCTTTAGCTAAAGCACTTGGTAAGGATGGTCTTAGGATTGGATTTATTAAAGATTACTTAACTCGTGGTATAGATACACAATCAGTCCAAGCAAACCCAAAAGGATTCTTAGATGCGTTAGAAAACCTTGTAGTTATTAGTCCAACTATAGACCCTAAGACTAAGGAAATTATAGAAACTGCTAAAGAAGTTAGAGAAAGAATACTTAATGATATACTTAGTGGTGTTAACCCATCAATGATGACTTCAGAGCAAATAAGAAAAGTTAAGACAAGAACTGGAAAAGCAAGACCTACATTTGAAAAAGCTAGAGATGGCAAATGGGACAAATTACCAGAAGAATTTAGAAAGAAAAGTTCTTTTGATTCTGTAAATGATTACATGATGAATGCATCAACAAGACTGGCATCAGCAGATGCTTTTGGTGCTAACAGTGCTAACAGGTTAAACGATGATATTAATTATTTGTTAGAGAACAAGGTAATAGGCAATCAAGATGCAGAAAAGATGTGGGATTTGTATGATGCTGTGCATAACACATACAGAAAACCACAAGATGAAGCAGGTAGAACTAGACAAGATGTAATGAGAGCTGTTGCTACTGTTGCTACTGTTAAGTATTTAGGTATGGCTACTATATCTTCTATTACAGAGCCGGCATGGATAATACAAAGGAATGGTATTGTTAATACTTTAAAGGCCGCACCAACTATGGCTGTACATGTTCTTGCGGGTATTAAACGTAGTCTTTATTCAGGCGGTGTAGGTAAAGAAGCTACTTCAAACTTTGCTAGAGATTTAATTAGACTTACAGGTTTTGCATTAGACCCAAAGAACACTGAAAGAAATCAGAAGATGTTTGCGGGAGATAATAATCCGTCTTCTTTAATAACTCAATATACTAGTGCGTTCTTTCGTATGCCTGCTGGTGGTTTTCTTACTCAGTACACTAACTTTGTTCGTGGTTGGGCTGGCGTAGCCGCAATTAAAAGAATACAAAGTGAAGCTAAGGCACTAAAAAGAATGAAGCCTGCTAGAAGAAAAAGATTAGAAGCAGAGCTTGCAGAAAACGGAATGACTCTTGAAGACTTTGCTTCTATTTATAGGGCTGGTAATAATAAGATTGACATTCTTAATGAGGATTTTTTAAATGCTACAATAGTTAAAAGCAATGGTACACAAACAAGAGTAAGGGACTTAATGTTGCCTTATTTGCGTAAGATGATTACTGATGTTGCTCTTCAACCTGAAGCCACTAACAGGCCATTGTGGATGTCTAATCCAGACATGCAATTACTGTCACAGTTAAAATCTTTTCCTATCTTGTTTGGTAATACTGTTGCTAAACGAGTTATAAGAAAAATGAATCCTAAATCATGCACTCCAGATTTGATGGGACAAATGTCCACAATAGCTGCAATAGCTACAGCATTAGGTGCCGCTGCTTTGGCTATGGCTATTAAGGATGAGATTCGTGGCAGTGAAAGAGAGCATGGTCCTATTGATTTAATTGGTGCTATTGGTATACCGTTGGTAGGTGAGACTTCTTTATCCGGTTACATTGGTGGTCCTGCTGTTGGAATGATAGATGATTTACTGTCGTCTTTGTATGGTGAGGGGATGGCGGATACGTTGGCCAAGACACCTCAAGAATTTTATAATATAATACTTAGAGCTACTACAGGTGCTATAGGTGCCGAAGCTTTACAGGAGGACTAATGCCAAGAGTATGTTCAATGGGTGTAGGTAATGGATTTCAAGCTACTCGTTCTCATCCAGAAATACAATCCCTAATAACTAAAGATATGGAAGATGATTCAATAGTAAATGCAATTGATACATCAAAGCCTATCCCAGATGCTAGTGGCAATATAGTATTAACTCATTACAGTAGACAAGAAGGACTAACTGAATTAGACCCTACCTACATGGGTCGTATGGATGAGACTGGTCAGACTATTGGTTTAAGGAATAGCAATTTTAGACAAGGCATTCCAGCAATACCTTATACTTCTTATGGTTTAAATGTAGGATACCCAGAAGGATACAAAAAAGAAATTGGTTTAGGAGATGTTGAATACACTGCTGTATTACCAGCTACTAGAATTTATGATATTGAAAGCGACCCTGAATATTTAGGAGTTGAATGGACTAAGATTATAAAAGAAAGGAATATAAATCCTATGGATAAAAAATCTAAGAATGATATACTTTCTAAATTAATATTAGATGCTGGATATGCAGGATTTTTTGTGTCTAATGGTGCTGGTTATGGTTTGACAGCGGCAATCTTTGAATCATTACAAGTTAAATAGCTACTGACTGACAGCCTTCAATAGCTTAGCTATACTAACCAAATACATTTTAGAGGCCCTGTGGTCTCCGCCCATGACAGTATAAGGCTTCATGTCATCCATGACTGCCCTTAATTTATCAGTATTAAATACTAGACTACAACATAACTCACCATCCTTTACCAAGTTATGGACCCAGAGCTCTGCCTCTGTGCTGGTCAACCCTGATGGCTTACCGTAGCTTTCAATCTCGATACAGATGTTACCTGTACTCGACCATTTATCCCTCTCAGTTTTTACTTCACAGGTCTTAGCACCAGAAAACATTTCGTCTATATGTTCTTCCCACTGCTTACCAAATTCTAAATCCACATCAAACTTACGCATTACTTTAATGTCTTTGCTTTTATTTAGTGACAAGTTCTTCCCCTTCTAATTCTCTATAATCAAATTCAATACGTCCATTGTCTGACCAATACTTGCGTGCTCTTATTATTACAATCTGTTTATCATTAGTATAGTAGTGTCCTTCTAAACTGTCTAAGGTAGCTTTAACATAGTTGTCTATGTCTGCGTTGTTATCACAGTGCTTGCCTTCTTTCTCTAGTTTCTTTTTATTAGACATTGACTTAGGTAGTTGTACATAAAAGTCTAGCCTTACGGATAGCAACCCTGATACTGGTATTGCTTTGTAATCTGATAGTAGTTCTGCAAATTCTTCTCTAAAGTTACTGTACTTCTTGGCAAAGTACGTTCCCCATCTTGTAACTCTTGGTCTACTTGCTACTACTGGTGCTATGTTAAATATAATTGGGTTGTCCATTACTTTCTTTCCCTTCTGTAACTCTTGGTAGAGTCTAGCAGTCCTGTCCAATAGAACAAGACCACTAGTGTTTTGAATTACCTTACTTATCTCCACTCATTATATCTTTGTCGAGTAGTTTCCAGATAATGGCGGCGGCAATGATACCTGCCAGTCCTGCATTACCTAGTGTCCATACTATATTAAGTATAGAACTAATTACATCTCCAGTTAGGAATGCTACCTTCGAGCCGAAGATAACCTGTAATATAATTGATAAGCTGATTAGTTTAATGCCTACGTCTATTGCACCGTCTGCACCTTTCATTACTTTATCCAACATCTTTACTCCTTTTCTTTAGTTTAACATCTATCACCTTGAGGATTTTGTCTATCTTTCTTTTAAGAACAGGCACCTCGACCTTTTCTTTCCATAGCTTACGCATTAGGTTTACTTTCATTGTAGCCACCCTGTACATCCTATTGAATCAATTGGCTGACAGGTTAATTTACCTTGTATATCTTTCTGTTGGGCCATCTTATTATCCAGTTGGCTACAGCCTGTTAAAGCTACCACTGCTATTTGCAATAACAAGATTAAAACTATTGTATTCATTCTACATCCCTCTCTTCTTCAACTAAATCAACGAGTTCACAGATACTTCCAGTGCATGCTAAAGTTTTAGTACCCACTGTCATGTCTGTTAGTTCATACTCACTAATTAAATCCCAATTCACAGACTTAGGCATCTTTTTAGCCAGTGCTGTGTACTCTGCTTTAGTACAGTCTTCATACGGTGCTTGCTGATATGAATGGTCAGAGTGTGGTAGGAAACTAACACCACTGACTTCATCAAAGTGTTTATATACCCACGCACCTACTTCCATCCACTCATGCTCACGCACACTCACAGTGACGCTAGGCTTGTGCTCACAATAATATCTTTGGTAAGTGAGCCATAGCTCTAGCTGTTCTATTGCAGTCCTGTCATTCCTTAATATAGCCCCCTTAGGTGCCATCATAGGAAAGGTAAAGACCTTAACACTATTAGGCTTCATAACATCCGCTTCACAAGGGATGCCTTGGTCTTCCATTAATTGTGCTATTGGGTCCTTGGCATCTGCTCTTACTCTACGCAGGTAATAATCATTATGTCTGGTGTGTATGCCACTAGCACTGTCGACTAACTGACTAACTGTACCACTAGGTTTAATAGCAGTAGTAGCAGTAGCTTGACTAATACCAAGTAGCTCGGACCAGTGTCTGTTAACTTCTATTGATTCTTTCTTAACTTTAGTAAGGAACTTTGGAAGAGCTTCTACTTCTGAAGAGCCATTCATAAAACTGTTGTCCATTATACCAGTTAAACTAACTCCTAATAGTGCTTCTTCTTCTGTATTTTTAACCCACTTAGGTCGTAATCTTTTAATATCAGTCAATGATGCTTGGAATGTTCCTAGTATAGTTGCTAGTCTAACCTTACGCATAATGTCTGATTGGGTATCTTCTGCTCTGACTACTACCTCTGTTAAGTTACAGAATTGTCCATCTCTTAATATAATTTCACTGCAAGGGTTGCAACCAAAGTGGTGGTCTGTGTCTCTTCTACCTAAAGAAGCTACCTGTTTAATTGCGGCCTCTCTATTAAAGATACCACGCTCACCAGACTTAGACTCATATAAAGAAGTCCATTCTTTCATGAAGATACCAATGTCCGGTTTCTCTGTATAGCATACACTGTTATTGGAAAGAGCCATTTCTGGTGTGTCACTCCACCACTGACCAGACTTAGCACTACGCATACGCTCATCAGTTAGGTTACTTAAAGAGATTAACGCACTACGCCTGACCCCACCTACTACAACTACCTCCGCAATCTTACACATCATGCGATGACACTCATAGCTAGTTAGCTTACGACCTACTGCTTCTTTAAATAGATTAGTAGAAAAATTAAATAAGTCTATTAATGGCTCTGGACCACTGGCTCTGCCACCAAAAGTTCTTAGCCTAGCACCCTTAGGTCTGACCTTAGAGAAATCCCACTTGGGCATCTCACCATCATACAAGTATGTAATTAGTTTACGGAACGCAGACTGCCATCCTTCCTTAGAGTCTACCACTACTACTACATCATCCACATCCACCATCACAGGTGGTACCTCTGGTAATTTAGTAACAAACTGTCTCTCAACACTAAAGCCTACGCCTGTGCCATGCATTAGTACATACAGACATTCATCAAATGCTTTCCAGTGGTCAACACTTAGGTAAGCACAGTTGTATCCTGCTATATTGTTTTCTTTTAATGCCTTACCCGCAGTCATCAGGGCCCTCATGCTTGGCATAACTTCTAAGTTAAGTACAGCATCCTCAAGTATCTTTCTAGTCTTAGGTACTAACTCTTGCTTAGTGTTCTCTCTTAGGTGCTCTTCCATGAAGTCAAAGTATCTGGCAACAGTTTCTTCCCATGTCTCTCTTCTCTTTTTCTCTGGTAGCCACCTAGCGTACCTGCTCAGTGCTATAAAATTCTGGTAATCATTTGGTAAAGTATTCATTCTTCCTCCATTGGGTCGATTTCAATGTTAAGCATCTTGTCACCATTGTCATCTAAGTAAGTGTTGTAGTGTAATCTTCCTTCTCTGTGCATCTGGACAGCATCCATTATTCCTCTATCATATGAGTTCCTGTTTGTAAAGTGTACAACAACAGCACCAGCTATTATTAATACACTACTAAATATTATATATTCTATTGCCATTCTGACTCCTCAAAGTCCTCTAAAAATCTATCTCTCTTTTCTAATAATTTATCCTCAAAGGCATCTAATAAATCCTCTGGCTCAATCTCTAGCTCATCGCATATTAAGCAGGCATCGTAAGTACCTGCTATAAAAGCTTTGAATTCTGGTAACTGTTTCAAAAACTTGCTCCTACATTGTCAACAAAGTAATTAGTTATTTTACCAGATGGAATTGGTCTAGCTATTAAACTTCCATAACAGTCATTCTTAAATCCACAGAAAGAACATGTCATGCAAAGCTTTTCTTCACCCTGCTTAGTTAAGGTAGTAGCTTTGGCCAATCTCATTGGTGGTGTATCAGACTCCATCTTTTCTTTTAAGTCAACAATGAAAGTATCAACATCCTGCTCAAGTTCTTGCTTACATAACTTAAGAGTTGATTTGTTTTTATTCAGAGCAAGGAAATAACCATGCTCCCTGTTGTCGTTCTTACCATATGCTGACAGTTGTTTGACATAACCAAAGCCATCATCTGCTATCCCTGTTGGTGTGAACTTGTTGTCCCAAGACCATGCACTGGCTGTCTTAATATCCACCAGCTCACCATCAATGTCGCAATCCTGTGAGCCATTGACTCCCTCAACAGTATGTTTCTTTTGTTGGTTTTTTATATCATGTCCGGCCAACTTAACTAGGGCCACAATTACAGCCTCCAGCACATGACCCTGCAAAAAGGTAAGGTACACACTCCCCTCAATCTCCTCCGGTGTGTACCCTTTCACAGCATACCACTGTGCCCTTTCACATCTGCCTATACCAGACATCCTTAAATTTGTCTTCTGTTCATAAGGCTCAAAAGCATTTTTAATTGCTTCCTCTACCTCCCTACCAGCTTGCATTGCTATGGCACCTAAGTCCCCAGAATATTCTTTAGACTTCATTGTGTGGTATATATCTGGTATTACTGTTTGTATACTCTTACTCATTTTACTTCTCCCTTCTTATTATAATCTTCTATTAGTCTGGTCAGATACCATTGTGCTTTCATCAGGTCCTCTATACCATTCTTCATTCTATATCGAGTGACATATTTTACCACATTACCTTCTAAAAAACTCATATCTTTTGAAGTAATATAGTCAATACATTCTATCCCTTGCGTGTAGTGTTCTGGGTTTATATTGTCCTTAATTCTGTGTTCATTCCAGTGTACTTTAAATTCTTTATCAGTGGGTTTCATTCCAGCTCCTTCCTATTTTATATTCACCCGTTATTGGGCATCCTAGTTTGTAATAATCTGTTGTCAATTCCATTGCTTTAACTGTTAACTTGCCTATTTCCTCGGCATCACTAGGACTGCATTCAATTTGTATCTCATCATGTATAACGCCAAGCTGTTTGTAATTCAAATGTGTAGCCAACTCATGGAAGATAACCCAAGCTCTCTTAGCTATTATGGCACCCGCACTTTGTAATAGAAAGTTAAGGGCGGCATGTTCACTCCTGACTCTAATGTGTCTACCATCCAATGCTTTTAAGTATCCTTTATCTGAAGCTTTTCCTACCTTTTGTTTCAACTTAGCTAAGGATGGTGTGTTTTCTAGAAACCGTTCCTTAATAGTTTTACCTACGCTACTATCACGACCTACAATACTACCAATCTTAGCATCCCCTGCACCATACAGGAAAGCATATATAAATGTCTTGGCTTTATCCCTTGTCTTCAGTCCTGCCAACTTCTGGTTTACTGTATGTATATCCCCAGTCAGTAATTCCTTTGTATAGTTATCACTCTTCATGTAGTGGGCGAGGCATCTAAGTTCTAATCCAGATAAGTCAGCACCTACTAGTACCTTATCAGCAGGAACAGTAAACAAGGCTCTCATCTCTGGGCCATACTCCTTACTACTGGCTGTGACCTGTTGTAAGTTTGGTTTACTGCTGGACATACGGTGTGTGATAGTGCCCATAGTATGTACTCGACAGTGTATTCTGCCAGTTTTCTCATCCAGAGCATCCAGCCATGAATCAATCTGGCCTTTTCTCTTCTGTAACATTAGGTACCTAGCTATTATCTTGGCCTCTGGAATATCTACATCCTTAAGAGTAGACTCATCAACCTTAGGCTTACCAGTCTCTGTAAATATAGTAGGCTCCCAACCATAATGCATAAGGTGTCTACCTACCTGCTGTCTACTACCTAAGTTCAACTCTGGGTAAGTCCAGTATCCATAATCCTCTTCATCATTGGTATGACAATCAAGGTCAACCTCATCTTGATAATACTTCGACCTCTTGCCATCAGTATTAAATCTATTTTCTACTGGTTTCTTGCTTTTCCATATGGGTAAAGGCGGGAAGTTTTTCTGTACTTCCTGCTCTGCTTTCCTTAGGTCCTCATTTACTTGTTGTAATATATGAATAGCACCATGCTCATCAAACAACCATCCTGTCTTTTCCTGTAAAGAGCAATGCTTTTTAGTTGCGTACTCTAAATTCTTAGCATCTTCACTAAGTTTTTTCTGTAGCATTAACTTGTAAACCTTGGTAGTTATTCTTACATCCTGCGTACAATACTCTACCATCTCATCAGTTAGCTTGGACCAGTCTTCATGGTCACCTTTAGGAAATCCTAGGTACTCGCCCCACTTGGACAGAGAATGTCCGCCCTCTCTTCGTGGGTTGTCCAGCTGACTAAGTAATAGAGTATCCTCTATCTGCACACCAGTGAAGTCTGTGCCCCATAGTTTTTCTAACACAGGCACATCAAAGGATATGCCATTGTGAAACACTAGGATATTTACTTCCTTTAGCCACTCATTAAAAGTAATAGCATCATAAAACATGGATGTCTTTAATGTGTAAGTATCCTGTACTCCTGCACACCATATTTGGGTAGGGTCTAGACCATCAGTTTCTATGTCGCAACTAAAAGTCCGCATCATTACTACCTCCCATGTCTGGGCTAATACCTTTCTCAAGTCTAGCAGTCTCTGGGTTAAAGTATGCCCAGCCTGCCTCACCAGTCTGACCTGTTCTTCTTAACTTAGGTACCCGTATGCGTGTTGAGTTCTTGGCGTACTCATCCAATGCTAGCTTATCCCTGCTAAATAGTATGTTAGTATGGCAGGCCTGCGGTATGGCACCACTACCCTTGACATCATACTCACTAATTTTGTGGGGATGTGAGCCATCATCTGGCTTCCTAGTATGTGTACTAAGTATCACTGCACATTTAGTTTCTTTGCACAACTTGATAAATCTATCCATAACATCTTCAATGTTCTCGTTGCTTAGATTCTTGATTGCTGTATGTAATGGGTCTACTAATATGATACCGCAGTTCAAGCCCTTAACAAAGTATCTAATCTTTGAGAACATCTCATCAATATCAATACTACCGCCACCATCATTATGTAATTGTATCCTAGAGCCAAATCCTATTTTAATGGCTGACTCCATGATAGATTCTACATTAAGTTCAGTAGGTGCGACCAGCTGTAAATTTTCTTGTGTGTGTACACTGACTACCTTTCTAATAGTTTCGTCAATGTTATCCTCTACCATGAAACAACCAATCCTTTCCTTAGTGTTCGTGGCAAAGTGATATATAAGCTCATTCAATATAGTAGTCTTACCTACACTGGTATGAGCTATGATTGACACCAGCTCACCCTTAGCTATACCACCACGCATCATTTCATTTAAGTTTCCAAATGATTCTGGTAAAGGCACAAGCTCTGTGTTCTTATAATCTATGAGTGCCTCACGCATCTCATCAATAGTAGCAACACCACTTACTGTGTAATCTTTAGCATCATTCCACCATTCATCATAGAATGCTTTACTATCACCATTGGCCAGATAATCACTGGCATCCTTATGCTTAGCAAGTGTTACTATCTTGCACTTGTTAGGCCCAAGGATAGGTGCTATCTGTTTGGCTGATTCTCTGCCTGCTTCATCATCATCAAAGCACAGGACCACGCTTTCAAAAGAATCTATCCATTGTAAATTATTTTTTATATTTGATACAGAGCTTGCACCATTATTAATAGAAACCACAGGCCACCTGCTACCAAACATCTCATAGGCAGAGCAAGCATCAAGCTCACCCTCTACAATAGTTAGGAACTTACCTCCTGCCTTATATAAATTCTGGCCAAATAACATATTAGTATTACTGGTATCACCCCAGCCACGAAATGCTTTGTTTGCTACAGTTCTTGTCTTAATACCTACCATGTCACCCGTCTGATTGTAATAGGGGTAATGGTGCTTAATGATATTTCCTTTACTATCCTTTTCACATTTAATTCTGTACTTTTCTAAAGTCTCTGCTCTAAGTTTCCTGTCTGGCAGAGAATAGTAATCACCTCTGTAATGTTTTATCCAGCTAGAGTCTTTTATCTGTATAGGTTTTGTGGTATGTGTTACATGACCATGAGTACCGCAAGCATAACAGTGTGTCTGGCCATCATCATAAATAGCCATGTTATCTCTTTTAGTATCCTTTCCCATCTTTGCACAGTCTGGGCACTGCTCCTTTCGGATTAACTTGTTATCCATTTTAACTCCTCTCTTAATTTAAGGGGCCAGCATCTCTGCTAACCCCAGTTGTGTTACTTGTTTAAATAATCCTTGACTATCAGCTTAGCACCTCTAACCTCTAACCAAGCATTTTCTGTACTGTGCGGTCTTAGTTTAGGGTACTTGCGAAAAGCCAGTAAATGCCCAATGGCGTGATTGAGATTTTGCCAACCCTTGTTAGGGTTAATAACAAATACTCTCTTGCCTTTTCTTGTTCTTATCCAACTTCTTCTGTTACCAGAAACTTCTTCAAATTGATATGGAAAACTAGTGCCCATAACTTCTTTCCAAAATTGCCTGATATATTTTTTAGCTAGTTTAAACTCCGATGGGTTTTTACCATAATTTATGGACCCTACCGAGGCATTGCCTGTAGAATCTTTCCAAGTTTTGTAGACTAGCCCGTAAACCTCGTGGGCCTCCTTGCTTATTTTACTCATGTCACTTCCTTTTTCTAGTTAAAGAGCTGACATCATACCAGATGTTGTTATTCTTGTCAAATTTATTTTTAGGGGCCAATGTAAAAGGGCATCCGAAGATGCCCCAAGATTATAGCCTATGCTTTAAAAGTCAGACTGGTCATAATCTTCCACACCCTCGGCCTTGGCATCCACTCGGACCCTCTCAAGGTATGTGTAAGCATCGTAAGGTGCCTTACCTTTTTTAACTAGCATTGTAACCTTATCGCCAAATAAGGATACATGTGAAGCATCCACTTCCTCCTTATCGGAATTGAAAACCTTGGGCTGGCCAAAGTCTACTTTACGCTTAGCAGTAATTTGTAGCTTGCCATCATATTCCTTGGTAGCAAGACCATTCTTTTCTGCTAGTTTCTTTCCATCCTTGTCTAGGGCAATGGTAAGCGTGTACTTACTATTTCCCATGAAGACATCTGGTTGCATTAGTTTGTTAAAAACAACTTCACCAGTCAGTGGTAACATTTCACTCATATAAACTCCTTATAGTTATCATTTTGCCCAAAGGCTGGGCTACCTAGTAGTTAATACCACTAAAAGTGCACTAAGAAAAAATGGAAGTAAAAACTTAATGCACTCTTAGTAATACTAAGAAAGTTACTATGCTTTAATACTAGTAGTAAATAATACTACTGTTCCTCATAGCGAATAACTTAGATATTGTACCAGCGATTCAAAGTTATGCAATTAAAATAGAGGCTCATATTCTATTCCTTTGTCAATTAATTCTTGGAAGTAGTCAGCCCTAGATTTGTAGAAGTCAGCATCATCAAGCCTGTCCTCAAAATCAGCATCATGCTGTAAAAAGCGAAGCCTTTTAAGCTCCGCCCATACATCAATTAAGTTAGTATCAATCACTTTTAGGTTTTCCTAAGCCTACCATATCTGGTGTAATACCATTATCTAACATGTATTGTATACCAGCATCATCAAATACTCTCATTCCTACATGCTCCAAGGTTTCCATTAGGCTGTGTTTATCATGCTCCTTAGCATACTCCTTGCCTTTCATGTATTCGTTAGCGTATTCCATGCTGTCGGCCTCACCATACTCATTGACATGACCGTTATCCTCGCACCACATTATGTAATTTTTAATTTTCATTTAATAGCTCCTTGAGTTCTGTTATTTTTTTCTCATATCCTGTCAAATCTATCCAAAGGGACTTTATCTCTTCCTTTAGTAAATCATTATCCTTTTTCAGGGCCCTGTTAATTCGTAGGGCCTCATCATTAAAGTTTTTATTGTTATTAGGGTTAGCCATTATTTTTCTCCATTTAGTTTAGCATCTAATAAAGCCCACTCAACATCCTCTCTGCTGGGCTGACCTGTATTCAATGCATCAGATATAATATTATCAATGTCTTCCTCAATCAGCCTTAGCTGTTCAATTTTCTTATCAATGTCCTCTCGTAAAGCTTTCCTAACTCTACCTTTTCTTGTTACTTGCTTTTCTAAAGCCTCAAGCCAAGTCTCATTACCGTAGCGTTCCCGCCATTTTTCACTCTTCATCTTCGCACTCCCTGTTAATTATAAATGGGTTTCCTGCACGCCATTGCTGACGCATCTTTTCCCTGTACTCTGAAAGAGCAATGCCCTCTCTGGATGTCATTATATACCCATCTCTGTTGTGCATGGGTCCTTTTCTGGTTAAAATCTTTCCATCCTCCCAGTCTGCCTTAAATTGAAGTCCACCAATCACCTGCGTGGGCTTGCTTTCCCAGACCAGAGGCACCGCATGTCTTCCTCCAGTCTTCTTAGGTCCAAAAACATCCTCTGGACTAGAGCAACGCCTAAGTCTGCTATAACAGCCCACATAGCTCATGCCTGTGACCCTCATAACATCCTCAACGGTTACTCTTGAGCCATCGGATAACTCGTATACTTTATTTGGTTTAGTATTCATTTTTTGGCTCTCTGTTATCTTGTTTAATCTGTTCCAGTTTTACCTCTAACATTTCTGCTTTAAGCTTTTTCTGTTCCAGTATTTTTGCCAACTCAGCAGTCTCTATTAAGGCCCTGCTAATATCCGCTGGTGTATTTTTTAAACTGTTAAACATCTTCTTCCTCCTCAAATAATTTGTTAATCCTGTCATTTTCGTCTAGGAAAAATGGTACAAAAGCCGTTGCTAATGCAATAACAATTATACATAAAATAAATATATCAAAAATAAATAATTCTAACATTACTCTGCCTCCTCTGGCTCTATATCAGACCACTCACCACAGTGGGAACAAATCCCTATCCCATCTGCACTAGGTGTATATATTGGGGAATTGCAACAATTGCTCCATCCCATTACTTCTAAATTTTCTGTGAACATTTCTCTAAACATTTTCTACCTCCTGATTTATGTACCATTATTTTACTACAGCTAAATTTCAAATACAACCCCTAAATACCAGATAAATAGAAAATAGTTTCCAGACCCTAAAAACAGGGGCCCAAATCTTCGATTGTGGGGACTATTAGCAGGTAAGCAAGGCCTATGCCTTGCCTAATATTGCCTCTGCGTGGTATTCACTAACCATTTGGCCAGTGGTTAACTTACGATTGCCAGTGTTGCCTGCTACATAATGGCACCAGCTATTCCACCAGTAAGCAGTGCCTTTTTGCTGGGTCATGCTCACATAGGCTCTTATTTTCTTAAGCTTTGATTCTGGCTTAAGAGTTTTGGGTAATGCTACTTGAGACTGTTTCCAGCCTAGGCGGGTTAAATTATGGCTATCAATGCAGGCAATATTAAATCCTAATAGCTGTAATAAAAACGCACTTTTAACCATGCCTAAATTGGGCGTGTCGTAAACATAAAGCAGGGCATTTGAGATGTTATCGACATCATCAAGGCCTAGGCTAGCAAAGCGGGTTAACTCTTCAAATATGGCAACCTTGTTAGCTGTGACAAATTCGAGACCGTCCCGCTTGAGACCATAATTTAAATGTCTGCATGCTGGGCCCTGCTCTGCAACCTCTGCCATTTTATCTGCCAGACCTTGCAAGGGTTGCTGTATTGATAGCAAGGTGAAACAGTAACCATTAATCATGGCCTCTGGGCTGGATAATAAATACTCTGCTATCTTCTTATTGTCTGTTTTGTACATGTAACACCTCTTAGTTTAGTTACCTAAAAAGCCCCAATTAAGGGGCTTAGTAGGGCAGGCCTAGGGCCTAGTAAATGTTACCGTCTCTCTGCAGAAATTCCTCTTCTGCCATCTCTCTTTCATAGTCCGCCTCAATCATAGCGTTGTCTTCGATTTTCTCTGCTACCCAGTTTGCAATCTCTGCAAGGCTGGCAGGGCTTGAGTATGTATGGCCCATTTCGTAACTTATAGTCTGGCCATTAAACTGGCAGATTGTAACCTCATCTGTAATTTCATTAGTCATTAAATGAGCACCCATGTTAATAATTGTCTTTTCGCTAGGGTGCATACGGCTCCTGCTTAACATCATTTCAATCTTAAAGATAGTGCCAGTATGCTGGTCTATTGGTAGTGTAGTTCTGTTTTTCCATGCTTTCATGATTGACCCCCTGTCAAAAACTCATGCCAGCAGGCAGAAGAGCAACAGCCGATATCATATCTCATAGGCTCTGGACCCTTGCCAAAACCTGTAGGCTGGCCACAAGTAAAGCATTCAGTAGTACTATCATCATAAATGAGACCTGCAATAACGCCTGACGGGTCTCTATCTGCTAGCCCTATTAGGGCCTGTTCTAGTTCCTTTTTGTTCATTTTAATATCCTTTTTATTATTGTCTGGCTCTTGAGGGGGCCAAACTTGCCCTGCTTTCACCTAAAAGGCCCCAATTAAGGGGCTTGATAGGCTGGGCCAGTTTAAGGCCTAGTTAGGGTATAGGTTGCGTTTCCAGTCATGCTCCCCGTATAGTATGCCATCGGCTAGGTCATACAATATTTCGCTAATGCCATCATCAGTAAAGCCACCACATGAGCTCTCATCGTTCTCATCGTGCTCTTCTTGCTCAACTAATTCAAACTCAAGTTTAGGCCTGAAATCATCTGTCATATGCACATAAACTAAGCATGTTAACTTGTCCCTAACTGGCATGCTCTTCTCGTTTGACCTAAGCGATATATAAGCCACTTTAAATGGCTTTTTAGGCACCAGCCAGTCCATGCCATATATTGGCTCAATTAACTTATCATGCGTATGCTCTTCAAATGACATCATGTCTACTGTAACTATCGTATCGTTTATTAGTGTTTTCATTTTAATATCCTCTATTGGTTATTGTAATCAATGAGCAGGCCGTCTGCTTTCATTTGGGCCATGTGCTCTTTTTTCTGTGCCTTGATACTTTCCATATCTGGGCCCCAGAATTCCATCTCTATACTATCACCTCTGGCCTCTGCTTTAGCTAATGGCTTGAGTAAATAGTTACCGTTTAATGTCTCTATTAGTGCGTATGCTAGCTGTCCAGTCCTAGTTTCTACTGACTTGATTGCGTCTGCTAGTTGGTTTAAGTTTTCCATTTTGTGTGCCTCCTCGGCAAGTGCTGGTAAATTCCAGTATAGCCTATCTTAATGATATATCTTTCAATGTCAAGCAATTGACCCTGTTTATTTGCATGGGTGCCAGAATGAAACTATGTCCGCCTCTGTTATTAAGTCTAGGAATGTATAAAATCACGCCATCCCATCCCAGATATAAATTCCTATCCCATTGGTTTGGTATTTCATCCCCGCTACAGGCCCCGCCACGCCTAGCATGCGTACTGGTCCAGATATCCATGAATATCCCACATCTGGACCCATAGAGGTCAAACAAAGGCCCGAATGTCGTGGGTAAAGCTGCGGCAGAGCGAGGGCGGGGCACCCCTTTCGTGGAAATTTTCCCATGGGCCGAAGGGACCTACGAATAAAATTGTAGTTTTTTCAATGTATTACTCTGCATAACCAATTATTTTCGGCACTATGTTATTATAATAGAATATTTAGGGTATAATATTACCTAGAATGAACCCCAAAGAAGAATACTAGTAGTATATATATACTAGTAAAAGAAAACTTTGAGAGAATTCTAGGAATGACTAAGTATCTATTTCAATTTTATGGTATAATACTAATATGGCAAACAAAGGTAAAATTTCTGCAGACTCTGAAGAAGAGATTAGACAGATAGAGAAGGAATTAGANGAAGAGTTACGCTATGCAGTAGCATCAGCTAAGGGTATTGTACCTGCAGATGCAGTTATCAAGCTTGAGCGTAAGATAGGTAGACCCACGGGTGGACTTAGTGCAGAATCTAAGGCAGCAGGTGGTAAAAAGTCTAGAATCAAACGAGGCCAAACTTATAAACCTACCAATGATGATTATTCTAAGGTAGAGGAAATGGTTACTATTGGATTAGACCAACATACTATTGCTAAAGTAATGGGTATTTCTAATGCTACTTTAACTAAATATTATTCGCATAATTTATTGGTAGGGAAAGACAAGCGTACAGCAAGGGTTGCCGGAGTTGCCTATGAAATGGCAGTTTCTGGGGAATCTCCTAGTATGACTACCTTTTGGTTAAAGACTCAGGCAGGCTGGAATTCTAAGCACCATGTTGTAGTAGAAGATAAGCAATTTGACATACAATGGGCCAGCAATGAGACAGATATTGCAGATGCCAACCAAGTACAAATACTAAGAAATAAAAACGACAAGGTACATTAAACTCTATGGCAGAGGAGAGGAAGCCTATAGTAATACCCTATACCCCTAGGGAATTACAAAGACATTTACATAACAACTTAGCTCGATTTAATGTTGTTGTATGCCACAGACGTTTTGGTAAGACTGTATTTGCGGTCAACGAATTAATTAAGTCAGCAGTACAAGATATAGGTAGTGGTAAGAGAGCACCAAGATACGCATATATAGCACCCCTATTTAAGCAAGCTAAGACCGTTGCTTGGGATGANCTTAAGAGATTATGTGANGTNTTTCCTGATATTAAGTTCAATGAAGCCGAGCTAAGAGCTGACTTCCTTGGAGCCAGAATACAGTTATATGGGGCCGACAATTATGACACGCTTCGTGGAATTTATCTAGACGGTGTTGTATTAGATGAGTTTGCTCAGATGAACCCTAAGATGTTCTCTGAGGTAGTAAGACCAGCGTTATCAGATAGAAAAGGCTATGCCATATTTATTGGCACGCCAAAAGGAAAGAATGATTTTTATGACCTATACCATAATGCACCTGAAAGAAAGGGCTGGGCTAGGTTCTTATTTAAGGCTAGTGAAACAGGAATATTAGATGATGAAGAATTGGAACTCGCTAAGCAAGACATGGCTGAAACTGAGTTTGAACAAGAATATGAATGCTCTTGGTCTGCTGCACTTAGAGGTGCATATTATGCTAAAGAAGTTGAAGCAGCGTATGATGAAGATAGAGTTGGTAAAGTACCTTATGACCCTGCGAAGCAAGTAGTAACATGCTGGGACCTTGGGGTCTCAGATGCAACCTCTATTTGGTTTGTACAATTTGTTGGTAAGGCAGTACATGTAATAGATTATTATGAGAATTCAAACGAAGGTTTGCCTCATTATATAGATGTACTCAACAGAAAGGGTTACAACTATGGTGCACACATAGCACCACACGATATAGTAGTAAGAGAATTTTCTACTGGTAAATCAAGAAGAGACCTAGCATATGACTTAGGCATTGATTTTCAAGTAGCACCAAAGTTAAAAGTAATGGATGGTATAGATGCTACCAGAACTTATTTAAACAAATGCTGGTTTAATGCTGAGTCCACTAAAAAAGGCTTAGAAGCATTATTACAATACCGCAGCAGTTATGATGATAAAAAGAAGATATGGTCACAAAGACCAGTGCACGATTGGACCTCACACGCCAGCGATGCATTTAGGTACCTGTGCGTAACAGATGTTGTATTTACAGGTAATGATAGTGTCTGGGGAAAGGAACTCCCTAAGACTGATTTGAGTTGGATAGTATAGGAGAAGGTATGAATCCAAAATGGTTAGAAAATAAGATAATAGAAATGGCACAGGACATTAAAGACTTGAAAGAGATAATGAAAGCAGTCACTAGTCCTCCGCCCACTAAAGAAACGCAGTACCCTATTAATAAAGGTAAATAATTTATGGCTAAAATGACAAAGCGTGAGCTCGCCTCTCACCTAGAGCAGGAGATTTCTTCTGCTTTAGGTTACAAAGATGGCAAGTTAACGGAGCAACGCTCTGATGCGATGGACCGTTACTATGGTAAGAAGTATGGTAATGAGCAAGAAGGTCGTTCTCAAATTGTCACAAGAGATGTAGCAGATGTAATCGAGTGGATTATGCCTAGCCTCATGAAGATATTTACTTCTGGGGATAAAGTAGTACAGTTTGAACCGCAGGGTCCGGAAGATGTTGACATGGCTAAGCAGTCCACAGATTACGTGAACTACGTCATTATGAGACAGAACCCCGGCTTTAGTATAATATACCAGTGGTTCAAGGATGCACTGCTACAAAAAAACGGTATTGTAAAGCACTACTGGGATGACACCAGTGAAACATTAAGAGAAGAATACAAGAATTTAACAGAAGAAGAGTTTATGTCTCTTCTAATGGATGATGATGTAGAAGTAAAACAACATACACAAAATGGTGGTGATGAAGATGAAATGATGTCTTTAGAGCCACAACAAATAACACATGATGTTGTAGTAAGTAGAACATATGATGAAGGTCAGGTTCGTATTGAAGCTGTACCACCAGAAGAATTCCTAATCGACAAGTATGCTAAGACAATTGATACTGCTAGATTTGTAGCTCACAGGGTAAAGAAAACTAAGTCCGAATTAATAGAGCAGGGCTACCCTAAGAGTAAAATAGATAATGTATTTAAAAATGATGAAGCTGACCATAAAGCTGAAAGGCTATCTAGGTTCTCTTATGAGCAGGACCAATCACCAGAAGGTGATATAGATGATGGTGTCTGGGTTACAGAATGCTACCTAAGAGTAGACTATGATAATGATGGCATAGCTGAGTTAAGAAAAGTAAC